CTTTGCAATCAAGATCTTTTAAAACATCTAAAACTGTTTTAAGCTGCTTTAAACCTTCTTCACCATAAAGTATTGGAGATACTATTTCATTACCACCAGTATATCCACGAGTATTACTAGTTACTGATACATCATTTACTATTTTCCAATGTGGTCTAGTAATGTGGTTATAGTCTTCTACTTCACATTCTACACTTTTATCTTGTATAGCTTCAGCTATATCTACTCTAGAAACGTTATTAGATCTTAGAAACTCTATTTCTACTCCAAAACCTCTGTTTTCGTTGAATTTACCTTTATTGTTCATGTTTTCCTCGCTTGTTTATTTAATATTATTGATAATCACATCTAGAATATAAGTATAAAACGAACACGCGTACACCCTTTATTTAATTTTTTTTATTTTTTTTAAAGGGTTACATAGGGGTTTATGGTTATTTATTAAGATTTATTTCATTAAGCATCTTAAAATGTCTGTTATAAACATGTAAACTAGCAGCATAATGTCTATATGTACCCAGCTTTAAACCAGTTTCTTTAGCTATTTTTTTTGATATTAAACAAAACCAAGGTGCATCATAAGTAAAACCATAAATAAGATCATTACTTCTCATAAATACAGTTGTGTCCAGTTTCCCATTTCTTACCATAAAGTGCTGAGCTATTGTACATACAAAGTCTTTATTGTTTTCATATTTATGCATAGGTTGATTGTAGTTAATAATTGCTTGTCTTGTATTAACATCTTTTTTAATAGCATCCACACACCATTCGAACTGGCTTTTGCCGTTTTGTTTTTGAATAAATGCTATATTTCCATAATTACTATTTATTGTACCATTGCTATCTACGAGCTTTGCCCAAAAAGAAGAATATTTTTTTATATAATCTATCTTTAATGATCCTGATAAATACCACTTTAGCTCGTTTTTTAAATATGTTTTATTTGTTTTTCTAGCTTTTAAATTAACTATGCATTTCTGCATATTAGTTAATTCAAGCCAAACATGCTGCAGCTCTAACGTTGGCATACCTCTTGGAGAGATCCATCGTCCTGTACTAAGAAGCTCTTTAGATACTTTATAAAACAAATCATCAATATTATCTGAACTATAATAAATCATTTAAACCTACTTTCTTAATATCCATAAACAGTTTCTAGACTCTTTTGGAAACATTGGAGCCATCAACACGCTCATTAAATTAGTGTCGTAATACTTATTTAATTCTTTAAACATATTTTTTTGCCAATCATTCATTAAGTGCTTGTAATGTGTTTGACTTGCGAACGTGCCAAACTTTTGCTCTATAGTAAAACCATTTTCTAATATTTCTTCTTCTAATTCATTATGATCAAACTCTTGCACTGCTTTTCCTCTTCCATCTCTTGAATCGTAAGTATGGTTTCCTGCAGCACCCACCTTTTCATCATAATTAGGAGTAGATAATAAAAATTTAGTTTTATCTACCATTAATGATTTAGCTTGTTGAAAATATCTAGTAATATTATTTTTACCAATGTGCTCAGCCACCTCGAAAGAAGCTATAAGATCCCAATCATCTTTATATTCGTCCATATCATCTTTTATAATATCACATTGAAAGAATGTTACCCAGTCTACATTTTGAAATTTTTTATTAGCCTCGTTAACGGTTTTTTCTCTATACTCTAATCCAAAATACTTTGATTGTTTAAATCTATTTCTATAGAATACTTCTGCTAAAGAGCCAGATCCAGAGCCAAAGTCTAAAGTTTTTTGACCTATCTTTGCAAGCTTTAAAATATGTGTCCATCTTAAATAATGAGCAAACTGATCTCTATGATAAACATGCCTTTCAAAAGACGTGTCTGGATTTAATTGAGTTGTGTTGTACGGTTTTTTCATTTTATACTCCTATTTTAATGTAATATGCCAAGGTTGACCTGCTCTACCTCTGCTTTCGGTTAACTCTTCTTGTTCGTTATAATAATTATCTAAAGCTCCTAAATAAGCTATAGCATCTAATAAATTATCTTTCTTATGATTATAGCTTTGTCTTGATAGCTTAAGCGCAACTAACATTATATACATATCACTTGCAACAATGTTTTTACCTGTGGCTGCACTTGCTATTCTAGCAGCTCTTTCCATACCCTCTGAAAAAGGACCATATTGTCTTTCTTTTTCTTCAGACCTATTATTTACTATTTTTTCTGCTTCTAAAAATATTGATTTACTCATACTCCAGTACTCCCAAAACCTTTATCTCCTCTTTCTGACCAATCTTGCATAGTTATTAACTTTTCGTTTGATGTTATTTCTAGATCCATATAATTCATTTTTATAGGAATAAATTGCAAGATCTTCATACCTGGTTTTAATTTAAAATACATTGACTTTAAATTTATTAAATGTAAATGTATTTCGCCAGTATAATTTTCATCTACAACGCAGGCTCCAGATATTATTTGATGCTTAGTAGCTATACCACTTTTATTAAAAGCAATTAAAGCAAAACCATCAGGCATTTTTAATTTTATACCACTTGGAATTAATATATCACTTTTACCGTGCAGCACGTTAGTTTTATAATCATTAGGAATAAAAAAGTCAATTCCTGCGTTTTTACCTGTTCTTTCAGGACTTTTAACATCTCTTACTTTAGTAAAAAATATTTTCATTGTTTTATGTTCTCCTCTATCTTTTTTTCAAGTTCTTGTTTAGTAATTTTGCCATCTCTATATTCTAGACCCCATTCCCATAGTTTAGATATAACGCCACTTGGTATAGGTTCTTTATTTTTATTGTGATCAATCGCATTTTTTTCTATTCTATTATTTAATAATATGCTTTCAACAATATGCATTTTTGGAAGCCTACCTGCTATTTGACCATTAGGAGGATCACAAGTATATACAATATCTGTCCAAGATTTTTTTATAGTATCTATATTAAACTTCATTAATAAGCTGCAGAATTGATTAAATAGTAATTGATTATTTCCTTTTATTTCTAAAAAATTAAATAAATCATTTACGTAATGACTAGCTTCCTGTGAAGTGCATTTCTTCTCGCTCATTTTTTGCCTTTTTATCTAGTTTCCATTCCTTATTGTTTCTAACCCAAGTAGCTAATCTTCTAGAAATATCAAAAGTCTGCTGCAACTCAAACCTCATTTTAGTATTAGCATTGTTTCTTTCTGTCCAAAAGTTAACAAAATTATTAGTCTCATCATTAGAATATTTTTTTTGTTTAATAACATTATTTACTTTATCTATAAATTTATCTTGTCTTTTATCTATATCTTTATCTTTATCTTTATCTTTATCTTTAGGGGTTATCATAACCCTTTGTAAATAGTTATTTAACCCTTTTTCTTCTAATCTTTTAATAACAGATAAATGTGGCTTAGAATTAATTTTAAGATTACCATATTGATACTCAATAAAAGACGGAATAAAAAATTGATTTTCATCTATAGATTCCATTTTGTTTTTAATAGAGTCCGGTATATCGTTATAATTATTAATATCAGTGCCAATAAAAAAATTCATCGCTTCCCAATCAGCATCTAAAATACCTGCATGATCACATTTTGTTAGTATATAGATCCATATTAATTTTGAATTTGTACTTAATTTTCTAAACCAAGCTTTATCCCATATTTTAGTATCTATAAATCGTTTTGCCATTATTTATTCTCCTTACAGTTTGGACATAGTTTACGTTTTTTTCCAATAGTCGGTATGTAGTCTTTTGGGTATGATTCCCATTTTCTAGTCATCATTTTGCGGTTGTGTTGCCATGTTCTTTTACAACCTTTGCAATAAAAAAGTATATCATCTATTCTATGATGTAATCTTTCAAAACCACTTGCTTTTTTTTTATCTTTTATTCTTCTAGTAGATAGATCTTTATTTGTAACATCTAAGATCCACTCAATCATTGACTTCTTCATAAGTCCGCACCTTTTCTTGAAGTTCCATTAATTGAGATATTAAATATAAAAAGTCTTCTAGTGCTAACCAAGAATACCAGCTACCTTTATGTTTTGCAATTAGTAATCCAGTTTTACCCAAAGGTGCATCATTTTCTATTTGAACCATCCATTTAGGTATTTGAAGTGTATTAGTATTCTTGATTTCAATGTGAAAATCATAGAGGGGATTGGTATTATCAACGTCAATAATATCTCCTTTAAAGCTAAGGCCCCCGCTATTAGGAGTGCGCCTAAAATTCGTAGAAAGATATTTATTAATGATTTTAACAACTTGTAACTCACCACGTTTTCCTTTTTTTTGACTATTTATCATTAGAATAATTCCTCAATTTTATCTTGTACAGCTTGATTTTGTAAAGAATAATCATTATCATTTAATGATTCGTTACATAATTTTTTATGCAGCTGCAAAACAGCTTGAGTATTTAGATCTAATTCATCTATATTTTTAGAAAAGTTAGCAGCAACTTTCATAGCTGCAAATGTTTCTATTTTAATCTCTGTTTTATTTTTGCTATCTTTCATAATCTTGTCTAAAGAATCAGAAACACCTACAGATGTAACACTCCAATCGTGGCCATAGGGATTATCGCCAACATAATTATCTTGGATTTCTAAAATATCTCCACGACCATACTTTTTTAATTCATCATGTAAGTCATAATCTGCAAAGAATGTGTACTCATTTGAATTATACTGACATTGATATAAATACCAATTATAAGACTTACCATCTGGCTTAGATGTTTTACCAGACTTACATTGATCAAAGATCAATTGTATTTTATATTTTTTTCCTAATTCAAAATTTATTTTAGGCTTTTGATTATTTTGCATTATAAGCTCCTATATATTAGTTTAATTAAAAATTGTATGGATAAAACCCCATGCCCATGTGATTATCTAATATGCTTTTTTTTATCGAATTTAGGTGGAGCATCTAACCACTCTCTAAAATTTTTAGCGTCATTACTAAACATTCCTATTTGATCACTATTTTTATCGACGTTTAATAGTTTATATTTAGCATATTTAACTGTCTCACCGCTGTTATTTTTTTCTGTTATGTTTTTAGTTTCAATTAATAAACCTTCTTTTTTTAAGTAAAATATAATCGAAGCTAATCTTGTTACATTATACTCTTGTATTGCTTGCCAGCTAGTAATAGATCTACCAGATTGTAAGTGTTCTTTTATTTTTTGATGCTTAGACTTTTTCATTATTTATATCCTTAAGTTTGTTTACATCTTTTTTTATCTCATCAATAATTTTAAT